TTATTAGTTCCACTATAAGGACGCCAAGCCCAAGCCTTCTTGGAAGACGATATTCTTCCGTTAAAGATGATGTAAGAGATTCTCTTATCGCCAGATTTAGCACAGAGTCGTAGTTGATCTGCAAGGTCAGGCATGAGGTCTGGCTTGGCTTTACCAGATAAATCCCTGTCAATATCAATCGCTCGGACGATACCCTGTTCATCAGGATTGTGGTCAGAAGGACGTGCCTGATGACGAGTGTCGCCAATCCAGCCGTCTGAGGTGCGATCTCTGTCTGGGTAACTATCATCGATCTGCAACCTTAACTGCTGACCTGCTTTGCATAACCTTGGGGTCACGCTAGTAAGAGCTTCGCTTCGTCTTCTGTAATGCCAAGTTTGGCTAGGAGTGCAGCCTTAGCAATTGCCTCAGTTGCAGCCTTAGCTTCTTTTGCGGCATCAGAATCTTTATCAACTTGCCATTGTGCCAATTCTTCAACGTTCATGTCGCGTAGTTCTTGTTCGCCTGTTACCGCGTTGATGATAAGGACTTTAGGTGTATTAGCCATGTTTAGTTTCCATATCCATAGATGTAGTAAGAACCAGCAATGTTGTTACCAGCCTGATTTAGAATTTTAATTCCATCAAATGAAGTTGTGCCGTTAAACCGTCCAGCAGAATCTCCTCCACGAGTAATATCTGAGTGACCACCTATCGCCGAAGTTAATTGGCTTACAAATGGATTTAATACATCGAATTGCATCCACCATCCACCACTTGAATCGGTGCGACCAAATGTAAATTTTGAATCATTACTTGAAGTATCAATTTCTGTGCCGCCAGTTGAAAAGATAGTAGAATTACGACCGCCTGAATAGTTTGTTGTTGTATTATCTGTGCCGCCAGTTCTGAAACGAATTTGAATTGAACTAGCTGCGCCGCCGCCTGAAGTGCCTACAACTATCATTTTATAGTTTGCATAAGTTGAACTAAATGCGCTATCTACTGAAAATGATGATGCACCTGTAAATGTACCTGAAGTAATTTTTGTCAAAGAACCAGCGGAAGCAGTAGCCCAAGCGACACCTGTTGCTGCCGTTGAATCGGCCGTAAGAACTTGCCCGTTTGTGCCTACTGCTATGCGAGCGTCAGTAGTCGAATATCCGTAAAGGTCGCCTTTAGTTGTTAAAGGACTTGCACCACCAGACTTGACAACCCACGCTGATCCTGAATATACAAGAATTTGGTCTGTGTCTTTAAGGTAGCAAGTGTTGCCCTCTTGAGGGCTGGTTACTGCCGCATCTCTTGCTGTTGCGCTAGCAAAGACCCAGACGCCTTGCATTAGGTAGCCGTTAGTATCGGCTGCGGTCAGGACGTCACCTGTCGCAAATGTCTTAAAGCCTTGTCCTGCTGCCATGGTTCTCCTAGTAACTCAATGTATTAGTGCCGATTATACCGTAATACGAGCTTCCAACGATGAAGCCATCGGCGATTGGCTCTAACGTTGTAATGTTGCAGGTCATTTTATTAGGCGTGATTGACCAGTTAACGCCTTGATATTGAAGATTCTTCACAATAGTCGAACCATCTGGCTGGATATTGGAAATAAGCAGATTGTCAAAGAAGTCCAAGCCAATCATTGTGTCGGTTGGGACTGATGGATCTAATAAATCAACTGTCATCTCGTCAATGCGGATAGTTGTTTCTTGACGAGTTGCCACATATTCTGCCGCTATATTAGCAACGATAGTATCTGTCTCAGCTACAAGGTCTGTCTGAGTGACTGAGTGAGGGAAATATTTGTCAATAGAAGTCTGATTGCTAGCAACCTGAACTGTGCCGCCTACGCGTCCAAGGTTGGCTTGGTTAATAATAAGTTTGTCATCAAAGGCATACTTAAGGTTCTTGTAAGGAATTCCACCAGTTTGATTAAAGGCTGTAGGAGTTGCAGCAAGAGAAGCCATAACCTGCGCTCTTGACTTGAATACTGCTGTGCCTGAGCCGTCCATATAGAACGCGCCTGTCTCAGAAAACTCAGCGTTCTTGAGGGCTTGAAGGCTTGTGCGGTTAGTTGCTGGGTCTGCAATACAAGTGTTAGCACCTGCTGCAACTGTGCGCATGGAGGCAGGGAATGAGACTTGATCTAGTATTTTGCCAATCCGCGTGCCTGTTGTCTGTCCTGCGCCTGAGTCTGTAATGGTATTCACGTTAGCCATATTGAATAAACGAAAGGCATCTTGGCAGACAATATCCACGTAGCCTGTTTCCTGACTTGTTGGATAAGTATAACGATACTCAATTGCGTAGCCTGAGAATAAGAACTTAGAAGCAGTTGCTGTAGTAGCTGAGACACGCAACTTGCGAAGCGGTACAAGGTAGCCATAGTAAGGGCTGGCTGTGTTCTGAGGGTTGAAGTAGCTGAGAGGGTCTAAGACTCGGACTGTGCATTGTCCTGCCTCATACTGGTCGCGCTGAATATTGCGTCCACGGGTAATGCTAATTTCATACACATTAGAAGTTAAATCAACAACTGGGTCATTGCCAGAGGCTTCTGCCCCTAATAGTGCTGTGCCAATAATGCCGTTTTTAGTGTCGCCAAGGACAAGACCTTGAAAGCCAAAGGTTGCGCCGTTTGAAAAATCAAAGGAAACGGCTATCTGCGCTGGGAGTGCCATTAGCTAAACATGCCTGCAATTCTACCAATTTGAGATGGTGAACCCGAAAGGCTTGAAAGCTGCGCTCCTGCTAGGACTTTATCAATAAGTTCCTGTTCGCGGATCACATTGCCTTGAACTGTTACGTTAATGACTGGAGCCATTGCTGCCGCAACTACTGGACTGAAACCACCAGATGCACCTGCGCCTTGTGATACTAGCTGAGAGAAAGATCCAGATGCAGCCATCTCAGAGGCTGTAGGCATTGTTGCGGCTGTTGCAGTAGAACTTGGTACATTAGGTGCAATTGAGCCTGTAAGGACGGCTGCTGCCTTGCCTCCTAGGTATGAGAGGTAAGCATCGAGGTACTCAAAAGGGTTCTTGGCATTAGGCAGAGCTGAAAGGAACTTGGCAAGGTTGCCTGAAGAATCTTGTGCAATAAGAATCTGGTTAGTTAATCTAGTCGCTAGATCAGCATTGCCATTAAGGATTGCTGCCTGTGCTTCAAGGCGAGTTCTGTCCTCAGCTGAAATATTGCCCTTAAGTGCAGCAATGATTTGAATCTGCTCTAGGTCAAAGACGCTTTGTGCTTTCTTCAGTGCAGCTTGCTTCTTCTGTTCATCTGTTAGAGCCTTAGTTGCTGTTACTTGCTTCTTGGTAAGTGCTGCTAATTCCTTGGCTCGCTTAGCTGCTACTGCTTCTGCTGCGCGTTGCTGTGCTGTTCGAGCTGCTGTACCTGCTGGAGACTTAGAACGGTTGGTTGATGGCTTGCTTTCCAACATGCCAGCAAGTGATCCATTAGCACCAGTTAGACCACCAAACGAGGTCAGATAATCAAGCCCTTTGTAAAGTTTTACTAAACCACCGATTGCAAAACTGGTTGCTGTTGTGATTGCGTTGATTGCTTGAGCAATATTTGCAATGGTCTTAGCCGCATCTTGCGCCGAAGAACCATTGCCTATCCGAGCAAAGGCATCAACTAAGCCTGCTCCAATAGATTCTTTGGCATTATTAGAAGCAACGGTGAGAACGTCCATCTTGTAAGCAGTAGTAGTGAGATAGGCATCAGCTGCATTTGCAGACTTGGCAAGCATGACGCCAAGAATTTCATTAAATGACTTGCTCTTAAGTTCTGCTTGAGTTAAGCCTGTGTTGTATTTTTTAAGTCCTCGAGTGATGCCTACATAACCGTTTGCCAAATCCTGTGAAACCGTAGCCAAATCCACGCCGCTGGCTCTTGAAATTTGAATTGCATTGTTAAGCAATTCCTGTGATTTAGTTAATGATCCTGTTGTAGTAAGCAAAGCTTGAAAGGCTGGGCGTAATACGTCGTCAGCAATTCCAGCGGAAGATTCAAGATTCTTAATAAAGTCCGTAACGCGAGATTGGCTAAAAGATAAACCAAGATTATCAACTGCGGTTGCAAGTCGTCGAGCAGCTACCTCATCAGCGGCAAAAGCCTTGACTGCGGCTTTGCCATAAGAGGTAATCATGCCTAGACCCAAGCCAACGCCTATACCAGAAGCCAGCTTCTTAACGCTACGCTCTAGAGTAACAACTGCTTTGTTTGCTTTATCAAAGGCTGGTTTGCCTGTGTATTCCGCGGCAATGTTAATGGCTACATTACTCATGCGGCTCTCCTTAAATCAACGATTTGAGTGCGGTCATTAAATTTCTTAGTTGTCTTTTCAATCGATCTAATAACAGCAAGATTGGCTTTTCCTTGGGTCTTAGCCCACGCACGAAAGATTAAACGACCCATCATGCGATGGTCATTACCTTTCATTGATCCATAAAGGTTGCCTAGATTTGAAATAAATTGATTGCCAGCATAAGGGTTACTTGAACGTGATACGCCCTTAGAAGCACCGCCGCCTTTAGGACCGACCCAATCCTGTCCTTGACCATTTTTACGTCCTGCGGTCTCGTAAATTGCACCAAGCATAGATTTATTTTGAATTCTTACTGTATTAGTAAATCCTGCTCTATTTGGTTGGCTTGGGCTCGTCTTAAATGTAATTCCAGATTTAATTACTGAAGCGTTATAAGTGGGAAAGCGAGCTTCAGAAAAGGATCGTGGAATCCAGCCTGACATTGGTGATTCAGCTGGTACGAAACCACGGGCATCACGAACAATTGGTCTAAGAGTAGCTCCAAGTTCTTTAGTCAATTCTTTTGCAAGGTCTGGAGCATATTGGCTTAAAGCCCTACGAAGTCCGAGGGCGCCTACGACTTCTACTGGCATCGCTCTGCTCCTTCGCTATGTCCTTAAGGACTTCTACATGTGCCTTGAAAGCCATTGGTGGAAGTTCCACAATGGTTTGGAAAGGAACTCCATACTCGTAACTCAAGCGAGCTGCGGTATAGGTGAGGGAGTTCCTATCTACCCTAAAGGGTCGGACTCTAAGACCTCAACTGACTTGAGAGTCTCAAGAAATCCTTCCCCGAAAGGTTTGACTGTTTCACCCGAACGTCTAATTGCTTCCCAGCACAGCCAATAAACGTCTGACTGCTTCTGATCTTCAATCAAGGCTTTGTGAAAGCCCTTCTTGGCGTATTGCTCGAAGGCGTATTCAATCAGTGGAGTAATCTCGTACTCTGTTACTGAGTTGTCTGCCCTTGTTACC